AAGATAGACTCCTACCGCTCTCCGTTGCCTCTCTTCCATTGCTGTAGAGCTTGCTACAGAGATAGAGAAGGCTCGATGGGCTACAGTGTTCTCCGTTCTTCCGAAATAATCCGGAGTATGCTTAGATTCTTTAAAGCCCGAGATCTCTTCGATCTTAGAGGCTATTCCTCTCCGGATACTGGATAGAGATTGTCCCATTATCTTCTCCGGAATCTACGAGTATAATTACCTTGACCATTGAGAAAGATTACAGGCTGCTTCGATACTCTGTTATCTGGGCTGCTACTCTGGCCCGTATGGTTTTGATCATAGATAAAATTAATCTGCTTCCACTCATCCTTATACTGTGAGTAATGCTCATTAGCTAGATCTAGATATCTTCCATTACTCTGGCCTAAGCTAGAATGGAAATCTCGAAAGATGTAGTAGAGAGATAGATTCTGATGAGCAGCTCGGAAGGCTTCTGCACTCATTACAAGATACTCGAGGCCTCCTCCTTCTGTTCTCATTCGTTGGATCATCGTGTACCAGGCCTCGTCTATGTAAGTCTGGTAAGAAGTAAGATTCGAGGGTCTGATATCTTCGAGCTGAGAGTAAGTAGCAGTAAGATCTCCATCCGATACTACAGGATATAACCTTCGAATAACGAGAGCTCCCATCCTGCGGAAAGTAAAGACTTCTCCTACAATTGTAATCTTCCACTCTTGGAGGTATCCCTCTCCGAGTGTGAGGCTAGAGTCCAAGATAGCAGGGCTATGAACATAGGTAGGAATATTAGCAGGGAAGGAAGCAGTAGCATTATCGATTAACTTCTCTTGATTAGGTTTATAGAGAGTATATCGAACCTCTGTAGGAACTACGAGCACCCCATCACGATAGATAGGAAGAGTAGAAGTATTACTTATCCCTCTCTCGAGTAACTCTGGGATCTTAATCTGTGGAGCGTAAGGGGTGCTAGTAGGCATTATTTTATCTCGTTGTAAATTTCGAGTCCTTTCTTATTGAACTCTTCGATAAAGGATAGCATATCCTTCCTTATTTTGTAGTGTTCTTCCATCTTGACTTTGATCTCTGGAATATGCTGTGTATTCTGTAATCTTCCGATCGTTTTATTATGGGTAAGAGTTTCTAACTCCCAGAAGTGAGGCTCTATAGGTTGGAGCGTTCTATCTAATACTAGAGAGATCCCCCATTTATAGAAAGCATCTCTATCGAAGTTCTTTATAACTCGATTTCCTACTACTCTTACGGATTGCCATTTAGGGCAATGGTATCTCCCACCTCTTACTCGATATTGATGTACGTATTGATACTTACCTGCTTCGAGATAGATCCATCCTTGTTGCTGCAGCTTCCCAATCCGAGATCCTGCGTTACCCATCTCTCCATTGATCTGTTGTACACCATTAACCCCGGGTACTATCCGCTCCATTCTAATCGATGGAATAAAGTATCCCTTCCGTTCGATCTTTGTACTCTTTCCCTTAGTTACTTCGGTATCGAAGTAATGGAATAGCCAATTACTCGGATGCCACTTATAAAAGAAAGGGTGGTTAGGTTGCTCCGGAAGGAGTGTATCTTGGCTCGATTGCATTGGAGCCCAAGGTTGGGGAGTAAAACTCATAATTTTTGTACCTCATTTAAGTTTATAAAATAAAGGATGGGAACCGAAGCCCCCATCCAACCATAGGAAAGATTATACCAAAGTAGCGATCTCTACTCCGCGAGCATCTTCTAAGATTGCCATACCGATATAAGCGTGGCCTACAACCTTAGTCAATGCTTTAGTAGCATCACGATCCATCTCTACCATTACTTCACCCATTTCGCGGGCTTCAACTGCACCCGGAAGAGCAGAAGGCATACCAGTTGCATAACCGATAGCACCAGGGCAAAACATTGCTCCGGCATAGTTAGAACCGTTATCAGTTACGTAAGAACTTGTATAGATTTCAACACCCATAAAAGAACCTTTGTAATGAGAACCTTTAGCAGAGATAGCCTCGAAAGAAGCAGGAGCATAAGCTACGGCTCCAGTTTCTCCACGAATACCATCTTGTAACTCTGCGAACTGTGCAGGATGCAATACGCAAACGTAAGGGCCTGGGGCTCCTTTGTTAGAGTCTGCAGCTTCCAAAGCTTGGATAGCACTAACCCATACATCTACAGTAAGAGCAGCAGCACTACCGACTTGAGCAGTAAAACCACCGAACAAAGCAGCAGTAAGATTAGCAAACAAAGCATCGTAAGAGCGAGAGATATGCTCTGCAATACGAAAAGGATCGATATCTTGACCCATTCCAGTCATAGAAGCGAGATCAGTAATCGCGTAAGCTAAACTTTGTCGTTTACATACGATATCAGTGTGAGTATCTACAAGAGCAGTGTTACCCACTGCAGAATCTTCGGTTACACCTGTAAAAGCAGAGAATCCCGATTCACCATCGAGGAACGCTTGCCGTACTCGAATCGTATCCGAGCCCATTCCGTTAATGCTTCCGCAGAAGTCTACGAACGGGGTATTACGGAGGTTTACGGAGTCTTTTAGTAGTAATTTGATTTCTTGAGAGATCATTTGAGCGAGTCTTAAATCACCGACTAGCCCGGTATTAGTAATTTCATTAGCCATTATTGCACCATTAGAAGAAAGGGGAAAAAATTAGTTTCTGGGCTCTTCTGCTGTTTCGGGAGCGACCCTACCCACTACTATCTTATATCAATAAATAACCACTTGCAAGCATAAAAAAACCTCCCTGCAGGAGAACAGGGAGGAAGGGGATCGGGGGAGGTACGACCCACCCCTTTTTTTTAGGAAGATTCGATTACAAAGAAACGACTATTTCAGCACCTGTAATATTAATAACTGATTTGATCTTAACGTTATTAGCATCTACTAGCTGTACATCTAATTGAACTTTATCTCCATTACTATCATAAGCTGATACATGAACAATTTTTTCACCAAGAGCATGATTTAAAGTTGCAAAAGTATTAGCAGTTAGATTTTGAGGAGCAAAAGTTTTTCGGAACTGAGAAAGAGCGACTAAAACTTGACCATTAGAAACGGTTGCAAGGTTACCCGCTGCAGGATCCGCAGAGATAGCGGCTTTAGCTCTGGCTTCTGTGAAGTAGAGGTTTCCTGCTTCTGCGATATCATCAGTATCAGCATCCAAAGCAATTTGACCAGTAGCAGAATTATAAGCTAATCCATCAGTATCTACAGACATAGCCAATCGAGCGCGGGCATCTGTAAAAAAGAGGGCTGTAGCATTTTCTGTAATTTGGCTTGTATTGGCATCCAATGTATAGACACCGTTAGAGTAAGATAATCCAGTACCTGCAGAGAACTCAGAGAATACATCGCTTAACTCTACAGAGAGAACACCTGTACTACTATTGTATTGCAATAACTGAACATCTGGAGAGGTAACAGAAGCAATAGAGATAGATCCGCGAGATCTTGCATCTGTGAAGAAAAGATTACCTTCTTCTGTGATGTCATCGCTACCGACTGCCAAGGAGATAACACCTGTAGAGCTATCGTAAGCAATACCATCACCCGATACAGAGATAGATCCTCGAGATCTTGCTTCTGTGTGGTATAGGTTGCTACTCCCTTCAGAGATGCCATCGCTATCAACATTTAAAGAGAAAGCACCGTTAGAAGCATCATAAGCAAGGCCAGAACCTGCAGAGAAGAATCCTCGGATCTCTCCTTGATCTGCAGTAAAAGCACCTGTAGCGGCATTGTAATCGATACCGGAAGATGCACTCAAGAAAGAGCGAACTTCGGAAGCTTGGATATCTTGCCCTTCGATCTCAGTAAAGTCAGCTGTAGAGCCTGCAGTTCCACCGTTATGTATCCAAGATTCAGCGCGACCACTGACACCGGTTAAGATGAGAATATCACCTTCTTGTTTTTCATCTCCTACAGTATAGTTAGAAGCTACCCAAGCACTCAAAGAAGCGGCTACGGTATCTACTGCTACATCTGTAATAGT